ATGGGTTTATACTGTATCACCGGTACATGCAAACGGTGTTATAGTTCAACTACCCAGGACTAACCGGAAGCATGTTGATGGTTGGGCTTCAAATTGCTGCAAACAGCATTTTGATTCACCGTCCTATGGGTGGGGCAGAGTCTTTTATTATCTGCTGAAAATTAGCATATTCAGCTTAGGTTGTATCCCGGTGTTAAAACCGGACTGGGGCCATTCGTGGCTTAGAAAGACAAAATTTGATTACTTTTTCGGACCACCGTTGTATCAAATTTTGTATAAAGAAACCAAACCGTGTGTAGCGGTACTACACAAACTGGGACTTTTCATGATACCATGGATACGAACGAGGTTTTAGCCCTTTCCGCAAGGAAGAAATCGGAGAAGCATCCCCACACTGAAGAAAGCAAGGTGGCGGGGGCGTTGGTTACCAGCGACAAATCATCCTTCCCTGGATGTGGTGCCAACAGGGCCGTGTGCGGCGTGGCCGGTGACGGAGTAAAGACGAATCGCGTTGTTAAAGCTAGACGTTGGGTTAAAAAAGACTCCCCCAACACTAGCGCTAAGTTAGGAGTCGTGACAGATAATCCTTTTTCTGTTTTGGAAGAAAAATACCCTGTCGAACCTAATGAAGTCATTGATCCTTATCTGCTTGGGGTCAATAGTGGTAAGTTGGAGAAAATATCAAGCAAAGGAACTGAGGAAGTTCCACCTCTTTCTGCTAATTGTGTTGCAGAGGCAGAGGTAAAACAAAAGCCGAAACATGTTAGGGACCGCCTTAAAGTTAAACACAATAAAGGCAACAAAGCGTCTAAGAAAAGAGACCTTGTTGCAAAAGCGATTGTTAATGATGAGCAAAAGTATGAATTACCAGTTGAGCCTGTGATGGTTAAAGATCTGAATATGGATGATTACCATAGGCATATTCTGGCAAATAATTCTTTTGATGCTGCTGACAGCAGCCCAATTAACACGCTACTTGGTAGGATAACATATCGTGGGTTTGTTGATCATGATACAGGCTGCATATGTTTTTCTTGCCAAGAGAATTCTCATACCGAATGGATGGTGAATCCATGGGCATTAACACAAAATTATGCCACCAGAACATTCTCTTACGAAATTGTGGGAGGAAAAGTTTGGTTGGAAGGTGTGTTTAAAGTCACTGATATCGATGGAAATAATCTGGGTAGCAAAACATTTGTTGGTTGTTATAAGTTGTTTCAAGGTAATTATTTTGTTTTAGAAAATACTACCTGCAAAACACTTTACAAGGTTGACACCAATGTTGAAGAAAATGAAGCTAGACCGGCTATATCCGACATGTACGATGGAAGTGTCACAGAACGCATTCATAATAGTGCATTAGCTGTTGCTAAGAATGTTGATTTTAGACAGGGATTTGATGTGAAAGACTTGGTATATAGAGTTAAGGCTCATTATATTAAGTTTTATCAATCCTATTCTGGTCTCGACGATGATGCATATCAAATTGTTATGTCTGATTGGTTTGCCGACTTACATGCAGAGTATGTTCGTAAAACATATAATGCATATAAGAGTCGTATCATAGGAGCGGTTTCCCGTGATTTGGCCACAATCGGTAAGGATTTTGTTTGGGAATATAGGAAACGGTGGTATTGGAAGGTTGCCAAAACCGCCGTCCGACCTTTAGTTGGTGCCATTTTGGCCAGTTCACCATGGTTGGCTTATGTTCCACTCGTCATTCAATCCTTGGTAGGTGTTCATCAAATTTATGAATGGGGAAAACAATTGTATGATTTATATGAATTTGATCAGCAGGAATATGCTCAACAGGAATTTCTTCGATGGTATCCTGATAGGGTTAAACCTGCCATCAAAGCTAGTAAGATTTATATTAAAACATCTCTTGTTGACCTCAATAAAGAACCCTTGCCCATGGACAGTGAAAGTAAAATAGAAACCAATTATGATCACATTGATAATTGTGACTACATTGCCAAAGAGGTGGATGTGGCCGGTTCAGTTATAAAAGGTGCTCCATTAGTCATACCTGATTGGACTATGGCAGCTAATGCTGAACATGCCATGCGTATACGGCGACTCTTTGTGCGTGAAGTAGACTCAGATGCAATGGATGATTATTGTAGGCATGCTATTAACATCATTGACAATATGGATGAGTTTGACCTCAGTAATGCAGATTATGAAAGCTATTATAAAAGTCATTATTCGGCGAAAATGGCTGCTGAGTTGATAACTTGGCGGGAATAAGAAAAATGTAAAAATAATGATTTGAAGCGTTCATTGTTTGTTAAGAGGGAAAAATACTTGGGAAAGAATGAAGAGGATTTTAAACCTAGAGGCATCAATGGAGCAACAGAAACTTTGAAGGCATTTTTAGGACCAGAATTTAATAAGCTTACACATTTGTTGGCTGACCGTTATCGTAGGGGTAAACGGTGGGTTTATGCTTGTGGAATGAGACCTTCTGATCTCGGCTTAGTTGTTATGGATATGGACGCTGAATATAGTTACTGTTATGAATGTGATGTTTCTAATTGGGATGGAAGTATGGATGCCTCAATGTTAGAACTTGAAAAATATTTCATACTGACTAAGCTTAAAGGTTTGCCAGTTGAATTTGTTCAAGAACTCATTGATGAATACACAAACATTCGTTGTTCTACGTGAGGAAACACTGTCGACGTTATAACTCACCATGGCCGTTGCTCAGGTGATCCTTGGACAAGTGTTTTCAATAGTCTTCAAAATTTTCTTATTACCAGTTGGGTTTTTAAAGATGATAACTTGGGTATGGTTGTTTTGGGTGATGATTCAGTTGTTTTTAGTAACAAGAAAATCTCTGAGAAAGACATACAATCAAGATATCAACTACTTGGTATGAAAGCAAAACCATTTGAACGAATGAGTGTACTAGATTTAACCTTTTGTTCTGGTGCATTTTGGCCAGTCAATGGGGTTCTAAAGTGGGGTAATCTACCTTTCCGCTGTCTCAGTGCTTTCGGTATTAATTGGAATGAATTAGGACCGAAGAAAATGAAGCGCCTTATATATGGTAATTGTATTAGCAGTCTTTGTACTGCTGGTCATGTGCCAATTTTGGGTGCTTTTTATCGTGCCTTAGCAGATTCTAGTGAAAGTATTGGTTTGCGCCCGCTTAAAAGCAGGAAGAAAGAGGATTGGAAAATTCAAGGAGGTTTAGCAGAATATCCAGGTTTTGACACGTATCAAATGTTTTCAGATAGGTATGGAATATCTATTGACTGTATAATACGTATTGAAGAATGGATAGAATGTAATGTTAGTATTGAACAACTCCCCATGCAATTTATTGATCCACTTTTCTTGAAAGGTTTTGATGTTGACATGAATGTCGATTTTGATTCTAACCCACCCAATAATGACAATGTCATTGTTGAACCAAGTTTGTGTGTAGAATTTCAGGAAGAAGTTGAGAAGCTAGAAGGAGCTAGTTGCTTGCAGGAAGCAATTGCGAATGCTTATAACTTTGGTCTTTCTGAGGATGAAATATTAATTAAGAAGGGTTATGGCGATTGCCGTCACCGTTACTTACATATTTTGTTCACAACACTTTCTTGGTATAACTTAAATTGGGGAGTTGGACTGCAT